ATCTTGGTCACGAGTTCGATGTAACAAAATGCCAATGCATCACAAAGTCAAGTAGTCAATGTAAAAATAAATCTGCAGACGGGACCACTTTTTGCCGCGTTCATCAGAACTGTCAACCCTCAAATCCTTCTCAATCAATCTTTCCGCCCATAGAGCCGTACAAAAGGTTTCATTTGCCCGTCGACAACATAGGTAAGGAGCGCGTAGAAATTTATGTTCAATTGTCGGGAAATCCCTCGGGCATACCCGTGGTGTATTTACACGGCGGACCAGGGGACCACGCGGATCCCGAGATACGACAGCTCTTTGACCCCAAAGTATATCACATCATTCAGTTTGATCAGCGAGGGTGCGGTCAATCGCGTCCAGCGAATCATGTGCGTAAAAATACAACGCAGCTTTTGATCAAAGATATTGAGGCGATTCGTAAGTACGTAGGCGCGACCAAACTAGTAGTGTCGGGAGGATCGTGGGGGACAACACTAGCGTTGGCTTATGCAATCAAGCATCCTGCGTTAGGATTAATTTTGAGAGGCGTCTTTGATTTGTCCAAAGGACCCGATCGGGTCTTTGAAAACATGTTTCCCGATTTAGAAGACAAGATAAGAAAACTAACGCGTGGAAGATCGTCGGCGCAGATGATGCGCTCAAAATCCCGTAAAAAGTTTTTAGCATTAACAAACGACCCAGCGCCCATGTATGTCACGTCCACGCCACACCCCGACGATGAAAAGACGCAGAAAAACCTGAACATCATTGGAAATCATTACGAGGACAATCATTTTTTTATTACCAAAGAGTGGATCTATCGCAACTTGCACAAAATTGATTGTCCCGTCTACATTGTTCAAGGGCGTTACGATATAGTAACGCCCCCAATCATGGCGTATCACGTATGCAAGCGTTTAAAACACTGCTCTATCAACTTCCTAACAGGAGGACATACGTTCCACGATTTAGTAAAAGGGTTAGTTCAAGCATCTCAAGAATTAGCAAAAAATATATAGCTTTATTATATCATGGCCTTCAATGAAGAAATAGCGTGGCAAGATCCAACATACAAATGGGACAAGAATCCCACTGCAGACGTTTCATCCAACGATCCAGATCGGCTTAATGAAAATCATGATTGGAATAGTCCGATTCCAGGTAGTATAAGAAATACACGCAATGAATTTAAGAACGCAAACGGAGATATTGAATATTCAAATCAATCCTCTATTTCAGACCATCCTTCTCCCAAATCAACATCATGGTTTTCAATGCCGACTGTTTTTAAGAGAAACCAAGATCCCGCTGCGAATGAAGCTATCGCCGCTAAAATAGAAGAACTTAAAAAAACGGTGTTCGAGCGCGTTTTACGTAATGTCTTTGGCAAATATAGAACGTTAACAGTACCGACAGGTTTAACCCCTGAAAATATTCAAAAAACAATAACTGACCTACCGAGTAGCGATGACTTACGGTACCCTCTTGAAGAACTAAAAGAAACATTTGAGACCGAATTCAAGAAAGAAAAATCGAAAATGGCTTCATGGATGCCAAACGCGCCACGAATGCTGCAGAGCTTCGCTAATAGGGACTACTCCAAGGATATCGAGGAGCTTCTAAAAGAGCTCAAGGATAATCAACACGGGGCTGAAACTACGGATGCCGAGAAAAAGGCGCAGGATGCCGCTCTCTACGACCTCGCCAAAATACCCGTAAATCAAACGATTGAAAACATTTTAGCGAAAGCGTCGACAGAAACAGACAGCGTGAGTCATGCCAACATGATGTATACGGGATTATCGGTCCTTGCGGCAGCAGTTACCAAATTGCAGTCCAATGATTATGTATCGACCGCCAAATCATGGACGCGAAAAGCGGTAATGCCTGTGAAAGGAACGCTCAAAGAACTTGCCAAGGTGGGATACAACGTAGGCAAAGAAGTGGCAAAAGGAACGGCTGTCGGAGTTGGTACGGCTGCAGGGATTGGTGTAGGTGCGGTAACTGGAGTTGGAAAGTTTCTCGGAGTCGACGATGCAACTGGAAAACCTCTACCTAGCTTGGGAAAAGCAGCTGCGACAGGAGCAGTTGTTACAGCAAACGCGGTCAAGTTTAAGCCACAGGACTGGGGTTCAAGATTAAGCCGATGGGCAACCAGAAAGAAAGATCAAATCGGAGAGTCCATTTATGGACGTAAGTATAAAAAAGCCCAAGGCGGATCTAATTACACGCGACGCGGTAGAAATAAGCGTAGGACGTTTCGAGTTCGATACCAATAGACGGCAGATTGCGCGTTTGAGGCGCAGTTAGAATGCGCACATTCTTAGGCACTCTTACGGAAAACCCGTTGTTGTGCGCCACCTTACACACAATCAAGTCGCTGTGCACCCAGACTTCATTTTCAGGAAACCCGCGAATCTGGTGCCAAGAATCGGCATCCATGAGCATGATGTCGCCCGATTTGTACGCTACTGCGTTTAGCGTCCACTTGTACGGATATTGAAGGTCGGGGTTAACACAGGTGCAAGGAGCGGCAAGCATGTCCGCAAGCGTTGTTTCAATTCGTTCGGTTTCATACTGCAAGAAACGATAAAACACGCGAGGGGATAGATCAGTAGCGAATTCAAAAAAGGACGAATCAAAAACAATGTCGCAATTGGTAACACAAATAAACGGATATTTGGCTTCCCGAATGCCTGCGTTTTTTGCAAACGCTTCAATCATGTTGTATCCGTGGGGGTTAGGGTAGCAAGCAGCATAAGGCAAAAGACGCGCGTTATGGTTTGCAAAATATGCCTCATCCAAGGTATCGGTAACGAGTGCGATGTTTCGCGCGCATCGATCTTCCACTACAATAATTTCATAGGGGAACGAGCATACAATACTTTCTATGTACAATTGTAGTCGCTGAACAAAATCCTCATACCCAGGCATCAGTTTTATGCACGTCACAAAACTGATCATTGTTGCATATTTTCTTCTTGTATTTAAATGGACTTGCCCGACGGGTTTGAAACCTGGCCCCCACAAGACCAGCAAATGTTTATATCTCATTTACAACAGATTCCGCAAGCCCAGCAGGTAGATCCCCCACTTGAGCAAGTTCAGACACAGCCGCCCCGCGAAACTCGTCGTAGCCATCGATCGAGTCATCGCTCGCGACGCAGTCGTCGCTCTGGGCATAAGTCAGGCGAACGTCGCTCTGGGCATAAGTCAGGCGAACGTCGCTCTGGGCATAAGTCAGGCGAACGCCGTTCGCGCCGCTCCGACCGTTCCTCTCGAAAAGCCAAACCACGAACTTGGAAGCAATTCTTTTGGGATCACAGTGGGAAACTTGCCAGTGTTGCAGCAGTCACGGCCATGGTAGCCAGTCTGTACGTGACAGGTGGTCTGTCTGCAGTCGGATTAAGTTCAACTGCGGCGGCTACGGGAACGGGCGGTCTTGTAACCGCCGAGGGCGCGCTCACCGCAGGTGCTGCCGCCAAGGCCGCCGAACAAACTTCCCACATTAGCGGACTCCTGCAGCGATACTTTGGAAAAAAGGCCGCCGAGACATTCGTGGAAAACGCCGAAGAAATCAAGGAAAAGGTGAATCAAGAAGCCCCGACACTACCCGTAAGTACTGCGTTGGCAACCTTGAAAAACGGCGCCTCTTCTGCGTGGGAGTGGACGAAAACCGCGGCTGGGTACGGCAACGAAGCAATAAAGCTCGGCAAGGTTGGGTTTCAGTCAGCCCAAGGTGCCAAAACCATCTACGACGCGGCAAACGAGTTGGATTTGGATAACCCCGATCTGAATAAAATGATGGAAGTCGGTCAAAAGATGAATACTGGCTTCGAGCAAGTTCAAGGAGCGCAGGGTGCATACTACGCCAACCAGAAAGCCCTGATCGACCAAGAGATCCAACAAGAACAATTTGAACGAAGTAAAAAAATTAGCGCGTGTCGGAAAATTCACATGAAAGATCCTTCAACCATAAGTGCCTCTGAACAGAAAATGTTGATTGAATGCGCTGAATTGGCGGAACAACGAAAGCAAGAAATCGAAGCGACAAGACTTTACTCTTAAACATATCTCCTACCAACATTAGTAAATGCCATTTTACGCCACTTACACGGGCCACATCAACGACGGCGTGTTTACGGATTGGGAAGCATGCAAGCGCGAGATCCACAAAAAACCCAAGTACAAAAAATTCGGGACACGCGCCGAAGCCGAAGCGTTTCATGCGAATGGCCCCTTTGCTACACCTGCGTCGGAATATGACTTCATTGTCTATACGGACGGCGCATGTCGCGGCAACGGACGCGCGGGCGCCATCGGCGGCATCGGCATTTATTTTGGCCCCGACGATCCGCGCAACGTAAGTGAGCGCCTGCCTGGACGCGCTACGAATAACATAGCGGAAATTACCGCTGTCATACGCGCGCTTCAACTCGTGCCTGCCGACAAAAAAGTCGGCATTTTTACCGACTCTACCTATGCCATTCTGTGCTGCACCACGTATGGCGACAAGTGCGCGAAGAAAGGGTGGCCCGCAGATATACCCAACATGGAGTTAGTCCGCACCGTGCACACGCTGTGCCGACAAGGCGATATCACCATTGTACACGTTCCTGCGCATACGGGCGCCACCGACGTTCATTCCGTCGGCAATCATAACGCCGATCAGTTGGCTACGGCATGTTTGTGACGTTTTTTCAAACCCCCCAGACGAGACACAACTTAAAACATGGAGCTCACTGCATGGCTTAACAAGCACGACTATCCTAACGGAAGTGCCGTCTACGCAGCAGTGCATTCGTTATGCGACACCGTCGAGAACCTGTCCTTTCTCCTGTTTGAGGATTTAGTAACGGCGGGATTAAAAGTGGGCGTCGCGCGCACACTTCTCAGCAAAATACATCCCAACAATAAAACATCCCTGCCCATAGCGCCTCCGCCCCTAGCCATTGCAACGCCGCCACGCACATTCCATGAAGCCGATGAGGATTCGCCGCGGGATTCATTTGACGATATTCGAGAGACTCCACTCGTACTACCGCCGATGGCGTTAATGCTAACGTCCTCAAGCGGGCGCACTAATTTTCGACGATCGACGTGGGCCGATACGGCGTTTCTTGCCTTTAGTCCATGAGCGTTTATTTCTGCAAAAAGTCGACTAAATGCTCAAGTAAATAGCGACTAGGATCAATGTCGCCACAAGGCTGCTCATAGGGTCGAATATGAAAATAATGCACGTTCTGCTTGACCATATCGGGATGCAACTGATCGTCTACGAAAAACACGTTTGTTTTCGCAGGAGATTTCGTGCACGCCAATAAATCTTTAAGGCTTTTGTCGTGCTGCGTGCGTTTTTTTTCGACTTGTTTCCCATTAATTTTATAAGCGCGAATCACTTGGTCAAAGAGCGGGTACTGGAGCTTATGCTCCAAGTAGGCACGGATCATGTCAACCCACTCGTTAGGACCCTGGTTGTTCGTGTACAAGACAACTCCACATTTTCGCAGCATCTTGTTGTGTTTGACAACCGACAAGATGTCGAGAATACCTGGACGCAAGTATTCGGGGTTTTGGTCTAGCAAATGCGAAAAGAGCGTAAATGAAAGGCGGTGCGGGGAGACACGATTGCAAAAGTCAGAAAAGGCGCCAAAAGCGCCGAGGGTTTCATCTACGTCAAAGACAATGAGGGGCATTTTCTATTATGGTCTAAAAATACCCAATGGCCTCCATGTAGCGATACGCGCGACTCACATCCACCAGCGTAAGTCCTGTATGAAGAGCCACTTCGGTCATGTGGAGATGGTTCAACTCCATTAGTTTTTGAAACAGCTCTCCTCGATCCAGTCCCTGCTCCTGGCAAATGCGCTGCATAAAAATCATGTTGTTGTATTCGGTAGAGTATTTGGTCAAGACTTTGGTGAAGCGCACGTCTTTTACGGGCACGGAAGTTTGCGCCCGCAGCTCTTCCGTGGCGGAAAACGTTTTCAGAAGGGAAGTCAGTTCGTTCAGAACCCAAATTTGTTTCTGAAACGTGACGCGGTCCAAAAAGTCCACGTAGCACAGCGTATCCAGCAAGTCGGCGTAAACCTCGTTGCGGTTAGGCAAAGAGTCCAGCACGTCCGCAACGTTTTCGTGCCAGAGAAGCGAGACAATCGTGCGATCGGCTTCGCTAATCGCCGAGTGCTGACTCATTTTGGGGACGCTGTTCATAATGCGTTGGGTCGCAAGTTTCACGTCTTCGATAAACGGTCGGGCCTCGAACACGTGGACGGGAATGTCGGCATGCTGCAAGAGATCGCACAGGGCAATGAGTTTTTTGTAATCGCCCCCCGCATACATTACTAGAGCGTCGTGCAAATGCGCTTTGTCGGGAAGTCGGGCCTCACACACGGAGAGCATGTCTGATCGCGACGGCGCGGGAAGTTCAATGATGAGGCAGCACTTCATGAGTTCCTTCATCTTTTTGTCCGTGCGTGGCGAGCCAATGCAAACCACAGGAATGAGCGTTGTAGGCTCCCCTTTTTGTTTCTTGCTTTTTTTCGGGCGCACAAGTTTAATTAACGAATTGATGCCTCCCTTATCGCCATTGTTCATGCATTCGATATCGTCCATAACCAGCGCGAGTTTGGTCTCGCAGCGGCGAAACAAACTTATGATGTTGGTTCCTGATGTATGACTTAAATTAATGGTGTCCATGTTGGGCTTGTTGCGCACATCACTCGCTGCATATTGAATAATGTCGTACCGCAACGCCTTGAGTGTTTCGTGAACAAACGTTGTTTTTCCGCAGCCCGCGGGTCCAACCACGTAAATGCACCGCAAAACGGTTTCGTCGCGCTTGTGAAGTTCGAATTCGCGTAAAAAGTTTGCTATTTGCTCCATGTTAAATGAATCCTGCTCGCGTTTTTCTAAATCAAGTATTTTTTTTTCAAAAGCAAGTATTATGGGATGGTTTGGAGAAACCCAAAGTGAAACGGAAGTCACCAAATCTGGTCGGCGCAATCACCTTACGCAATCTGCGGTGCGCCGACGCCGCGCAAGCAAACGTCGTAGGCTCTACAAAGCCGCTGCGTTGGGAGCGACTGCCTTCGGTCTTGGCGCGTACGCCATGCACAACCGACCTCGGATTGAAAACGCCATTGGAGAAAAGTATGGACAATTACATGATCGAGCGGCGCCCTACCTAGGACTTGAGACGCGCGCTCAAAAAGCCTATAACAATAGTTTTACAGGTCGAGCTGCCAATGCGGCTAAGGGAGCGTGGGGCTACGGTACAAGGAAGTTTCGCGAATTGAACCAAAATCTCGACCACGCTAGCATGTATCCCGATGTAGGCGGAAGACGTCGTAGGTAGTTTAGCCCAAGGCGTGATGATTGAAAATGCGTTGACGCAAGTACGACTGCTGGTTTTCAGGAGAAAAGACGCGTTTTCCGAGAACGGTAGCCGCGTGCGCAATTTGACGCGCCGATTCATCGTTCGCGCTAAGCCACTCGAGTTTGAACTCCAAATCCGACAAGTCCCACTGCACGGGCACGTAGTTCACCATGGGGATCATCTCATGCTGAAACCACCACTTGTTACCAGGATGCGTTATGAAAATGGGTACGGCTCCGCTTGCAAATACCCATTGGGCATTGCTGGCAGGACCGTTGCCATCCACGACAAAAATGTATTTGAACGCCGCCTGATCATACTTTGACATGGCGTCGCCAAAATGCGCGTCAGGAATGACGGCGTCGTTGACGGGCCAGCCTCCGCGAACAAATTTGACATTGGCGCGAGGGTTGTGCTCAAGCGCGGCCACCGCACGCATTCGCAAGGAAGGGCGATACAACCCACTCGACCCGCCCCGCCAAACGGCTTTTGGTTCTCGGGTACCCCATTCTCGCGGGATGAACGAGTAGCGGTTCAGTCCTGCTACAAACGTATCGTCGTCCCAGGGGACAAGGAGGACGCTTGGCGCATCAAACCAGCGGGTAATGTGGGTACACAAAAGGGGACGCGTTTCAGAAGGCGCGAGGGCTTCGAGGGCAAGGTACTCCCGCGCGGGCATGGTCGCGTTGTCAGGTCTCCCCAGCGACTCAATCATTGTGTCGTACTCGTCGTCGGCATAGACCCCGTCGGACTTGTAAAAAATAGGCATAAGGGCGTGCGACGCTGTGCACGCTACAATAAAATTGTAAATAGCACCCCCGACGCGAAACATGAGGTCGGGCGACGACCACATGACTTGAAGGTTCAAGGGTACCCGTAGCGCCTTTTCGGGTACATTCAAAAGCGTATTGTTATGGTTGCCTGGAAACCAATCAAAATGGCATCCCTGCTGTTCGAGATAGGCCCACACATTGACTTCCCAGCAAAGCGTAGGAATGGTTGGAAACACGCGTATGTAAGTCTCGTACAAGGACTCGAGGGACGAGCGGTCGCCCAGAAAGAACCCGCCGCAAAAACGCCAATTGATTTTATCCCAAACGACAGCGGGACCCGTGCATCCTGGAAAATAAAGGCATTTGGACGGGTACCACCGATGCGCAAGCGATTTTAATTGAATCGACGCAGTCGGGTCGGTAAGGACGTGAAAGACGCTAAAGTCTATCCACGCGTAGTGGCTGGCGGTAGTCGTGTCCATGCACCTGCGAATAAATTCCAGTTTAGCATTCATTAAAAGCATAAAGCCTCGGGTGTCCTTGCACTCAAGGCGGCGGGCAGGAAGTCCCTGGGGAGCCAGTTTGCACGTTTCCAAGCTTGAAAAGTCGATCACTTCTACAACACCGTTTGGGACGTGTACCCGATCGGCATACTCAGGGTCAACAAACACGTGGAGGCGTATTCCTGTAGCGACCAGTTTTTGAAACATGGCCAGGCGCATTTCAAGTCCGCGATCCACGCGGGATTCTTGAATGTTAATGAGAGCCGTTACAAAAATCATTTTCATGATTCTACTAAATTTTTTCATTCCACTACAACTCGTTTCGTCTCGTCCAATGAATCGTGAATTGTGGCAGCAAATTTCAGGAATGAATTTACAGCATTGGCCTGAAGACGCGTTTGTAAATCAAAAATACACGAAGCGACTGTATTATTTGATGAATATTTATTCGCGCATGAATCCGTTTTTAAAAGAGCTTTATTTGACTCCCGAAGAAGTGTTTCGCCGCGGACTCTTGACGCAACTCATGGATTGTGGACAACCAGCCGTCTTTGCAACACCTGTAATGGAATTAAAGCAGAAAGTTGCTCACCTTATTACGGAGTATCGCACGAAGGCCATTGCCCTTGGTTATGACTCCAACAAGGCCATGTTACGCCAAGTACGGGCAGAAATCCTTGAAATGCGCGAGTTTCTTCACGGAATCGATTTTGAATCGCAAGTAGCAAATGAGGGAATTCCTGCTGTTTCCGATCGTCTTGCTAGTCGTGGGGACACTGTACCTTCGCAGCCAGTTTTGGATGCGGCAACCCATTCGTCACGTCTATGATTGCGCGCGCGTAGGTCTAGTGCGCCCGAAGCAGTGGACCCGCTATTGCGACCCCAACATCACGACACTGAAGTATGACGAGGAAGATGTGGATGCCTTAATCCTCTTTGTACAGGAGCGAGCCCCTGGCTTTTTAAATGCCGAGCATGTGCGCGCGTACCTTCAAGGAGCCCACCTTTCAGTGCACGTCGACGAAGTCATTCAGGGAGTGCTGGTGAGTCGTCCCGTGCACTGGACGCTGGGAGACCTAGAACAGCCCGCCGAAGTGTATGAATACTGGGTAGGAACCCATCTTGAAGCGCTCATGTGCACGCATGAATACCGTCGCCCCGCAACTCCTGCTCTTTTCACGCGCGACACCCCTTTGCCCTTGCTTGTGCCACTAGTTAAATATCCCATTTATTGGATTGATACGTCCAAATACCGCTCCCACAAAACTCATGCTCTTAAAATTAATGCAGCGTCCATTCATAAGTTGCGCACTCGGCTCATTCAATCCTCCTACGCGTGTCGGATAGTACCCTCGATCGAACGACTCTTAGACCTCATAGAGCGCAAAGTCATGTCCGTCTATTGCACAGAGGGAACGACTCTTGTGTTCAAAAATACTATGAGCGTAGAGCTTAATCGCTCGGTGCTAGACCTAGTCGGTGTCATAGGAAATTCAACCAAGGCCTATGCGGCATTTGCCACGCTTATCTATGAAGCGCGAGCGATTTATGGCTGGGTGCGCATACACGGCCTAAGCGATTATGCTGCAGTGCATCGAAAGACCCCCACCAAAACCACCATGAGCTACGTGTATGCCTACAATTACTACGCCCCGCGCATGAAACCCGAAGAGTGCCTGTTTCTTTAAACGTAGCGGGATGCCGCGCTCACACTGCGAAGAGCCTGGCTGACACCCGTGTTTACGTAGCGCGTAATGTGCTGCGTAATCACCTCGATACGCCCACTTTTCGGAAGTTTAAACGAGTCGGGGTTCATCGCTGCTGCGCGCAATCCCTTGCAAAATCGGTCGGAAAGGTCCGCGTCCTGTCCCGCCGTGGCGTCGGGGTTCGGACGCACGATCGCAACACGCTGTTCGAGGGAAAGCAACTTGACGCGCGAGAGCAAGGGCTCGTCTAGAAAGGACGCCAAATCGTTCATGTAGGGGTTGACGTGACGCAGAATGGCGCAATCCACGGGAGCAACCACTGTCTTCATGTCGATGTCCAGCAGGTGCTTTAACGCGCGACCTTGCGCGAAACAGGCGTCGTCCAGGCTGAGAAGGGCTTCCTGAACGCTGGCAGCAAACCGACTCTTAACGCGGAACGGATTGTCCATCCCTGCGGGAAGGGATTGCACCAACGCGGAGCGCGTCGCCACCTCTTCTGCCGAGAGCAGAGCTCCAGTCTTGGCGGGACGAGGCGACACGACGATCGGCTTAGGCGCAACGCAAGCGCCTCCTGACAAGACAGACGCTTCTACAGGCGAGACTTTCCCAAGTAACCGTCGCACGAAACTCTCGCTTGCCAAAGGCACCGCAAGCTCAAATTTGAGACGCATCATTGCATCCTTCGCGCCTGCGGGTACGGGAATGTCGCACGTCAGGCAGCCCCAGCTCAGGCGCACGGTGCCATTGGGCTGCAACACGGCAGTGTCGGGCTGAACCAGAATGTCGACAACAGCAGCCGTCGGGTTGAAGGTAATGGCAGCCGCGCCACGTACGACTCCTTTGGGCAAAATCAACGCGTAGTCCTTGGCATACTGGACGTCGAGAGGGGACAGAGCGCCGAGTTTGACGAAAAAAGTTGCCATGAAGTCGGACCGCGGATGCTTAGCCACCAATTCCAGTGCGGTTGCTCGATCCCGCTCCATCATGACCTTCCCAACGAGCTTCATTTCGCCTTTTAGCTTGAACGCGTCAAAGAGGCCCAGTACGTCGATGCATCCCGATTCCATGAACAAAAGAGCCGCCAACAAGCAGAGAGACGTTTGGTTCGGAAAGATTTTTGGCATGTCAAGGGAGTTGTCGGGAAGGTTCAGCGCGGCAATGCGCTTGCCCGCCTCGCGCGCTGGACCCGTTCGAGCCTTGCGCATGAGGGCAATGGCCTCCTTGTACTCGGCAACCCCTGCCTTGTTGAATACGAGCGGCATGGGCACCAGGACGTCGCGTTTGAAGACTTCCGCCGCGAAAGGCGTGTGAATTGTTGCGTCGCACGGGAACGATGCGGTAGTCACCTTTCGCAACGGCAAGGCGGGGAATGGGCCGTCGTAGGGGAGAGAGTCGCCCCAGGACTTGTGCGTAAGGTCTACCGCCGCGTTCGAGTTGATAAGAGTTTTCATCGCGGCAATGTCTGCCACGCGGAGGGCGGCACCTCCAACGCCCGTAAACTTGTTCTCGTACGCCCTGATACCCGACGCCGTGGCGTCGTCCACAAGCCCTTCGAAAATGTCAAACCTGAACGTTGAGTCGTTCTTCCCCAACTTGTAATTCATGATGCCAGCTGCGCACTTGTTGAACATGGCCTGGGTAGGAGCGATGGGAAGTGTTTTGGCCTTAAGAGGTCCCGTCACCAAGCGCCATTCTCCCAATCCAATTGTACCAGGAAGTTCAACGTCGACAGCGTTCTTCAATCGACACTCCAAATCACCTAATGCGGCGTCGGCCTTGAGCGCGTCGAAGAACCCCGTATGCGTGCGTTCATTGGGAATCACCAAATGATCGATGGCTGCCCCAAAGATGTCGGCGAGCATGCTGAGCGTCGCGGGGAACACTTCTTGCCTAGTGTGCGCACCGACTTCTTCAAAGACCAAACAAATGAGGTTTACATGGATGTCGCGCGCTTTCAGAGTATCGCGCCGCTGAATCCACATCGCTCTGCTGGAGGCCTTCTTCATGACGCTGTCAAAGCTTGGGGACGACGTGTCTGTCCCGTCTGTGAAGAAAACACAGTTCAGGTCTTGATGGTCGTCGCATTTTTCGGCCTTCTGCCAAAGCGCTTCGCTTGCGGCGATAAAACTGGTGCCGTCATACTTCCGCGGGAAATCGGAGAACCTCGTAATCTCTGCGGGAATGGGGTAAACCGCTGGACCAAAGAGAAACACGCTTTTTGGGTCAATGCATTGAATCATTTTTCGGTACACGACGAAAGGCAACTCGTTGTCGAGAACTCGGCCATACTGGTTAATGTGGGGGCACACGCGATCCCCGATGCGGTTGCCCCAACTCATGGAGCCCGTGTTGTCAACCAGTGCGAACACGGAGGTAGATCGGTTTGCCTTGAGAATGGGGTTTACGCGCGCGAGAAAGCCTTTCTCAAAGGGTACGACAAGAAGATCGTCCATGAGCCGAGTCTCAAGCTTCCAACAATCGAAGGCGTTTTTGAACCGAGCATTCTGGCGCGAAGTCAGCGAAACGAGATGGACCGTGAATGAGGATGCCGTTTCCGAGCGCTTCTTCTCGGCTTCCTCCGCCGCCTTCTTGAGCTGCAGATGCGCCAAAATCGAGTGAGCGTCTTCCAGCTGAGGCTCGAAAACGTCGCTGCGTGCACGGCGACTCTTCAATGGAACTGCCTCAACGGCGTCGACAATCGCCTCAACCGTCGCCTCAACCGTCGCCTCAACCGTCGCCTCAACTGCTTCGGCAACGGTGTCCTCGACGGTGCCAGCGGCATGAATGGCGTTGACGGCAACTTGTGTTCGGGCGATTTGGCGGGCAAGCTGCTCGCACGCATCCCCTCCCTTGCAGACTTCGTGAAGGTTGACAAATGCACTGAAGGCCGATTGAAATCGTTTTTTGCGGTGACAGAGCGGACAGTATTCCTTGTGAGCAAGCACCGCGGTAGGGTCGTTTGAATGAAGACTACTTTCGTCCTTGAACAGCGTGAGGTTTGCCGTGGCAGAAGCTTTAGCATTGACGAGGCCGAACATGGTCGAAGGTTGTGAAGTGAAAGTTTGAGGTTGTGTTAAAAAATTAGGATACGTCCATAATCAAATAATTCATCCTAGGAATTTTCTAGAAAATTCCTAGGAATTTTCTAGGAATTTCTTATGAATTAAACATGAATCGAGAAGGTCGCCGCATTGCCATTATTGGAGGTTCACTTCTTGTGGCACTGATCGTATGCACGCAGTCCAGACTGATCATTCGTAAAATTCGGAACGTCCGTGCGAACAAGCGTTAATTCAATCGTAAACGAAAATTCAGCGGTTCCAAAGTCAACAAGTCTACCATCATGAAACCGAAACTTAAATTTGAGTTTTTGAATGCGCTCAAGGGGCGGTTCGCTCCAAAATACGTTAGTAATCAATGCGTAGCGATTGTTAAACGAATGCCCCATTGAATCACCGTTGTGGCAATGACGCCCCTCAATAGGGATTTTGGCAAATGCCGAGTTGTGTTTACCGCCCTGCTTAGAATTGTAGAGCGAGTTGCTGCGCTCTGTGTAAGGCATAATTTCATCCATTGAATTGAAAAGGTGCACCTCCATGTAGACCTGGGTGTCGCCAAATAAGTCCGCGGTATTTTCGGTCTCAATTGTCCAACCAGTGTATCGCGTTCCTTTCCAGTGCCAAGAAGTCGTAGTATTGATCGCGGTGTAGCAATTCTTTTGAAACCCCAAATTATATCCTAGACCCCAAGCAGCATAATTATCATAGTACGCGCCTTCAAATAGGGAGTTCAAAAAATGAAGCTCAAACACGTCGAGCGAATTAAGAAAAAGAAATTTTTGAGCTATCTCGTTGTACACGACCGAAAACCCCATGTATAACGTGCCGAGGGCATCACTGGTAGATGCATTCAAGCATCCTGCAAGTTCCATGGCCATTTGAGTTGGTTTATACGTCCCCTCAGTTATTTGGGCTACAAGCGCGTGGCCGCGCACCACAAATGCAATGCGTGTATTTTGGTTGGCATGAGTAAACACGTGAAAGTTAGCAGGCAATTCGGCATCGTTGAGACGCATAGAAGCTACATTTTTATAGTCTACAGGAAGCTCTATTTCAAAATGATTGCTATTTGGCCATTTGGTAATGTCACGGTCCTCGCTATGTACCGAGAGCTGCTGCTTGACCATTTTGTTTTTCATCACAAAAAAAATGTCTAAATGCAACTCCCTGTTGTACAAAAAATGCACACCATCAAACTGTTAGATTGTTCTACGGACGGCGAGCCCAGGCATGTAGTGCTTACGATTTGCGCGGATCGCATCATCATGAAAGAAAGCGGGGAGGTTGCGCGCGTCAAGATGCATGCAGTGCCACTAGCGCGCATTGAAACGCTACTGGAATGGCTGGATGTCTTCGGTACGTCGTTTCCGAGCCCACTTCACGTAGCGGCCAAGATTGTAGCTAAGTTAGTAGAGTGAATTAATCTTCTATCAAATAAACGAGGTCGGCAGGTAATGAAATATTGTTACCAAACCTTATATTGGTGTTGAATTTTAATAGATGGGTTCAATACGTCATCATCGGCATGCCCTTCGTAAGGACCGATCGTTCCGCCTTGTACGTTAACTAAGAGTGAAATGACATAATCTTGAGGGTATTTTGAAATCAGTTTGTATTGGGACCAATTTGATAAAAGATCGTCTAAGACGGGCTTGTTTGCTAGATAGGAGACAACATTGTTTTTGTGAAACACCGACCCTCCATGGCCCGACCATCGATACGTACATTGCTCTAGGGGATAGGTTTGGGTGAGCGCTTCGATGTTGCCTGGATTGAATGCATTTGGACAAAACCCATTGACGTCGTAACGAAACGTATCTGTAACGACGGAATTGATCGACACATCGTCTTCTAGCCACATGACATATTCTTCGGGTATGAGTTGAAATCCGTCTTTGATACGTTCTATAAGACGGGATACATTACTTAGCTGCGGCCACAAACTAAAATTTTCCGTGCCGTGGATGTAAATACACCGAAAATGTTGGGCCATCTTTGTGTAATTGCAACCGTTGTCAGAGACCAAACAATTGTCGAATTTGGATAATGCCGTCTAAAACTTTCCAAACATTTGAAGGTTGCCATGGGATTGCGGTGGCACTGAAAGAATGCCCCAAGAGACTGTGAGACACTCATTTGTATACTGTAATTATTGTTTTACCCATTATTACGAAGTAAATCTAAACATTTAACTTCGGACTTAAAGGTTTAAATACGGACGAGGGTCCGCGCAAGCTTTCGCAACATCAAAAAGAACCAGTAGAGGTTGAGGCCAAACAACCCGTAAAAGCCAACTACGCCAATGAAGGGGTAGGGCGCAGAAAAGGGCGTCCAGGCCAGCAAGGCATGCGCGTAATGATGAATGCGAACAACGTAAAAGGTCGCGAAGAACGCTAGACGAACAGGAGCCTGAAAATGCTTGGGGCATACCGTAAGCGCGTAATACAGAGGTGTTGATAGCTCTGTTCCGTAGACTGGACGCATCATCGAAGTGTCGGGAACTAAGATTCCATAAGTTGCCACGGCTGCACCCAACACGTGGTGCACTCTGAAATCTGGCGTGCATGCCTTCAAGTCTATGGCGAAGTAAAGTATAAACAAGTACGGCAGTAGTACAGGGCGCTGGTTGCATACAAAGGCGTGTATGCTCCAAGTCACCAACCCAATGGAAATTGCGGTCATCATTTTTTTAAACATCGCGACAACTACGATGTTTAAAATGTTGTGAACGCGTTGTGAACGCGTTCTGTTTCTGAAAATACGCCGTCAGCATTTAAACCGAATGCCATAAGGAAACTTCAGAATGAAACTACTTGCCTTACTAGCGTGTGTGTCCGCATTTCAACCGAAACTATGCATCACATGCAAACATTTTTCCACGGGGAGCAATTACGGCAAATGCAAAATGTTCCCCATACTTATTGATGACAAGTTGAAAACGATTGATTACGAATACGCATCCACTGCAAGAACATTTCCTTATATGTGCGGCGAAAAGGGGACACTGCACAAAAAGATTGTACTGTTTCCAGAGGACGAAACTACATAAACCCAAAACAATATTATGTTTCCATGTTCAAATACGGGTGGACAACCACAAAAATATTTATCCGAAATAAACATTTGCCCGTTTGCAACAAATGCGTTTTCTTCATCCAAGATGTCACAAATTATCCCTTCGATCCGCCGCCCGACTCTTCTCTTTATGGCAAATGCAGTAAATTTGGGCAAGTGGACATTATTAACGGGGTAGAAATATACGACTACGCCGTAAATTGCCGTAAGAATAAATATCAATGCGGAACATTCGCGAGTGAATATCAAGAGAAATGAACTTTTTTTTGATTTAAGGTTTTAATATCCATGGAAGCCATATGCGTGACGACTATCGCATGTACCACCACCGTCATCCACTGGTTGTGCGCCACCCCGAGGCGCCGCGCACGCACACCTTGTACTTTAACGATCCCGTCGCGGTGGTGCGAGCCAAACTACACCGTTTTCAGAGTTTTAGCGAAGACCCCTGGACGATTGCGCACCCCGACTTTGCGATCTTTCTACGTACGACCCATATGTACTGCGTCGACAACTAAAAAAATTGATGATGGTCCTCTACGGTCAAAGTGAGGTACAATGAAATGGATCCCAAGGACAAACGCTTAGTGCATACGAAACTCAACGTCGGCTTGCGTAAAAAGTACAAGCAGATCGTAGGCACGCTACCTCTACCCGAATGTCTGGTGCTAACCATCGTAGCGTTTATCGGCCTCCCCATGTTTACACCCGACCAACCGTCGGGATTTTCGTATCTGAAGCGATCGTTCCATTCCTTCCGTTGTATTGTCGCAGCGTTGCCCTTGCCCAGGCGCGTATTGCAGCTCTCTTCCGAAACTACTGCGTCATCCACAACCGAGTCTACGCCCCCACGGAGGTTATGGGGTCAAATCCCGTAGACTTGGTCGTGCTGGTGACAGTCAACTTTCCTGAACGCCTTGTAGCCCGTATTCCAGGCAAGACCCTCGTCATTGCTGTAGACGACGGCGACATCAGTTTGTACGACGTTGTGCGCTCGCGCAGCATGCACGCGTTAGCCGAAACGCTAGAAAAGGGGCGTTGGGTGCGCGTCGCTCAAGCCGAGCAGAAGTATAGCGACCCTCTACCGTTCACAACGGCCTGCGCGATTGCCATTCGATTAGGCCATGTGTCCCGCAAAAACAACGTCCTGCTACTTAGGTGAGCTGCACGACGTCAAGTCGAAAATGGGGCGTCGTGAGCGCATAGTTTTTTATTTTTTCAAGAAAATCGCCGCCCTCTTGCGTAAGCGAATAAATGTCGCGCAAAATCTCAGGCATGGCCTCGGCATTGTGCACGTAAAAATTCAAGTCGTAGGTGCGGTTGGTTTCCGTAACGGGTACGACGCATTTTTTTTGGTGCGTTTTAAGACCCGCCTTGCTGGCATACAGTTTTTTGCACGCGCATTTGTGGCCTAGAGGGGCCAAATGCCCCTCGCTCTTTTTGTGGGCACGCCACTCCCGCGCATCGGCGGTGGTATAGTTGCACGGGGTACACTGCATCACAAACTCCTGTTATACATCCCCAGAAATCTTTAAACTCGAACGTTTCGGAATGGTCGTGACTTTGGCTACACGGCTTAAAAATTTGGCATGGGTGTCTGCCGAAATGAGCGTGAACATCTGCAGCCATTCGTCCTGAAGTTTGTCGTCAAACATGTGGTTGGGGTGACTGAGCGCCCAGTTTTCCAACTCCTTGGAGAAGCGCACCCGCAGTAGGTTAAGGGTGTGCATCAAAAGCGGGTCGATTTTGGCCTGGTCCCGCTCCCACTTGTCGTCGTTCTTGAGAATGAGGCGCCCGCGCTTCTCGTCTACGCAATGAATGGGACGATCTTCGATGGGGGCGCGGGCAAGAGACTGGACAAAGTAGTCGTCAATGGGCTGACCAATCGTGAGGTCGCACGAAAGTCCGTTGACAAACTGGTCCAGCGTTTTGGCGTTCTTGCACGTTTCCGTCAAAAAGAAATTCATATTGAACGTGTTGTTGTTGTTGGTCGTCGACACCATGGGACGGGCGGCAAGCTCGGCGCGCAGCTCATCCATTTCAGCGCGATGCTTCGCGTCGCGATCCGCCAACTCGGACGCCATTTTGGCGTCGCGGTCAGCTTGCTCCTGTGCCATTTTAGCGTCGCGCTTGGCCTGTTCGTGGGAGAAGCGGCTATCGCGCTGACGAATGCGGTTGGCGGCCTCAAGGTCGCGCTCGTGCAGCTCGTCTGTGAGCTGACGGCGGTTGGCCTCTTGCTGCTTCGTCAAAACGTCCAACAATCGAATGGAGCACGTTTTTTCATGCCGCTTTAAATTTGCCTTGGTGCTGTACGCGCTGTCGCAGATACAAACGTATTCGGCCGTGAGCAAATGGGCCTGGGTCCGAATATGGCGTCTCCAATTATGCGCTTTTGTAGTCCTAAAACCGCACCGTAGGCACTCCATAAATGGTGTAACGACATTCTCTTTAATACAATCTGGCTCCTTTTTAGAGAGCCGACCTCTGACCATAATTGTTGAAAAAAGAAAATGTCTTGACGGGGTTCATGGTCTCGTGGATCCGAGAATATATTTTGTGCAGGATCCTGCACAAAATTTTTACAACACACCTGGCGCACCATGAACCCCGTCAAGACATTTTCTTTTTTCAACAATTATGGTCAGAGGTCGGCTCTCTAAAAAGGAGCCAGCCAAAATGTCCAAAAAATGTCCAAAAAGTTCAGTCACGTTTTTTTAGAACTTTTTTTTAAAAAGGAGAGCATTATGCTGTAAAGGGGTGTTTTTGGACCCAGTTTCCGACCCAAAGTCGCCAAATCCCTTTTTGGACATTTTTAAAAATGTCCAATTTATCATTCCAATTGAAAAAGGACAAAAATAAATGTCTAAAAGACTCATTGACCCCAAGAGGTCCATGTGTTCTATCAAAATTTTGTGTTAAAATTAGTAAATTCTCTAATTCAGCATCATATTTCTCTCCATTCATATAAATCGGAGGTAAGGCGAATCACGTCACGGTAAAGCTGGAGGCCAAGAATCTGGTCATCCGTCAATGAAGCAAGCCTCGGATAGTTTTGGCGAATTACGTGAATGACTTGCGCGGGTGGATGCCCTGCTAAAAAATCGCCAACGGTAGACTCGTTATTCAATCTCTCATTGTCAAAACGATGGTGACGTAAAACATCATCTAACGCATCCGTGACCAATTCACCTACTTCTTCTCGGAGGTCTATTTCATCTTGAAATATGCGTAGACTTCTAGACCCTTCCGTTTGGCGAAAATAAGCGCGCCGCAGCGCGCCCGCGTCCATTTGAGCCGCTTCTTCGACTAACTGACCCACTGTTCGTGTTCGTGTCCTCGCGCCTGGAATTCGGCGACGGCACAAGGGGCAGGTTTGATTCCCCCAATGAATCCATTCGTCAATGCACTTTTTGTGAAACGTATGGCTGCACCCTAAGGTTTTTAATCCTGAGCTCCCTAGAGGATTCAAGCAAATGACGCACTCAACTTGACTACGATCCGAAATGCGCTGTTGGGCTCGTTTGCGAGACCGTTTTAATTGAACAATTAATTTAGCCGCTGAACCTACGCCTAATCCTCCGCGAGTTCGCGATCGCATGTTTATAAAGAGAGATTTGTGCAAAGAGTCAAACGGCATCTACAAGGATGATTTGGTCTTCGCGGTCATGCTTCATCAAAACGGCATTCGGCGGCATCAACGTGCGAAGCTCACTTTCGTAAGGGTCATTGGACAATTTAAATATGAATTGGGTGAACATGGGGCGTAAGGCCGCACTGTTCTGGCGACCGTTGTACGCGTACGTATCCAGAATAAAAAACCAATCGATCACGAATTGGTTTTGAGTAAGGTAGTCGTCGACTATCACGAGAACTTCTGTAGGCGCCAAGTGCAATTCAACCTGGACAACGGCCGTCGCTGCATCGCGCATGTCTAGGGCGCACTTGAAGAAGCTCGGCGGTAGCCGCCACGTCTTGAGAAAAAGACGGCGCAAGAGAACGCCAACGCACTCGGTATGGCCTGAACAAATAGTTTCTTTGCGCAGCTGCTTCCAGTTTTCAAAGAGAATGGTGGGCGCGCATACAATGACCGTAACTTTGTAGGGGCCCCGCCGAAACCCGAGAGCCGAGTGTATCGCGCGATTTACGCACGCAAGCGCCGCGCTCGGGCAATGCAGCGATGCCCGCCGAAGGGCAGAGAGCGGCACGGGACGGCGAAGAAAACTCATGACGATACGAAGCAGTTCGGGGGGAAGGTTCATTAGAAGTTGTAGCTGAGTTTGTATTTTCGTAATTTTTAAAAAAGAAAGGTGTATGGGCGAAATTTTCAGCAAGCCTGAGGAACCCGACGAGGAAGTCAAAGAAGAGCGGAAGCCGAAAGAAGAACCTCGACGTGGCCGAACGGAACGGTTGAACGGTCGCGCGCGCAAAAAAACAGCGAGGCGAAAATAGTTACTTCTTCGGTTTTCTGCGGAGTCGCATGGAGGCGGTTTTAAGGGCAAGGAGGCACTGCGCGGCCCGAATGTCCTCCCCGAGCATTAAGAGTTGCTCGGCAACAATGACTTCTACGGGGATGGGCTGAAACGTCACTTTCACACGAGCCATTTTTGGGGGTTTTAGAGAACAACTTCATCATCAATTTTTTTTTGAAATGAAGCGCGCGATGGAATTGACTTGTGCGCTATGCCAGTACGATGTCAAAGATCCCGTCGTGTTAAAATGCCCTTGCAAGGACTCGGAATACTGCCGTGAGTGCGTCCTTGCGTGGCGCTTGCCGCTAACACCGCCGTGGGAAGAAGACAAGTTTGTGGAGTTCGGGAGGCAAACGTTCGCTGCGCCGTGCCCTATTTGCCGAACGCCGTTGCAACTCGGGATGCGAGGTGTGGCGGAAACGGAAGAGGCGGCGTGGAAATGGCAATTGGCGGTACTGAGCGTGCGATGTATGGCAGTTACGGATCAAGACATGCACGAGATCTTTGAATGCAAAGAAGTGCGCGTGGAGGACGAAACGTTGGTGGCTATGAGCGATGCGACGAAGGATTGGAAAGAGCTGGACGCCATCGTGCACTATGTCCTAAGCAAGGATCGGCCGCTGGCCGTACTCAAGCGGGTCATCAAAATGCATTCGATCGAAGCGATGACACGATTTCTGAAGTATGCAACGTCGTACGAATGGTCCGAGGCGCTGAATCATATCGCCGTGATGGCGATAAACGACACGGCCAAATGGCTTGACTCTGAAGGGGTGGACCACGAAGTGCACTGCGCGTTTGTTGCAAGCTACGCGAATGCCCTGGTGCATATGGAGCAGCATGGGTCCTCCGACGCGCGGGCCCAAGTGAATGGACGCGACCGACTTCCCGTGTTGGTGGATTTGCTGCGCGCCTCTCGGTCAAACGGGACTTACGACATGCATTCCGCGCTGCTTCATGCGGTCAAGACCTTCGACACGCCGCAAGAGGCAATCCAGGTAGTGGCCATGTATTTGGAGGATGAGCATTTGGGTCGATTGGCGGCGCGCATGCTGCGCTACAAAGACGTGGATGCGGAGATTCTACCGTACGTCTACGGCATGAGTTGCCACCGCAAGAATTTGACGCGCACGTGCATGCTGGTGAACAAAATTGCGCTGCCGAACGACGACATGTGCACCAAGATCTTGGAGCAAGTGTTGCGGGGCATCAAGCGTCCCGTGACCCGAGATGCGGAAAGTGTCTTGCGCGCCATTCAATCGTTGACCACAGTTTCTAACGTGGGGTCGGTGTGCGAGAGCATGGGCGACATCATGCGACTGTGGTTGCGGGCGCCCGAAATTCGGCTGGACGACTTGCTAGAGTTGATCAAGGACTACATGTGGACGCAGCGCAATTACTTGTCGGATACCGAAAGCGCTCCGACCGAGGCAGAAAGCGATTAGGTTTTCTTTTCCGCAAAATCGGTGTAGCCCCGAGTTGCGGTTAAAAAATGATTTTTAATCGTTAAAAAGTCTCGAGGACCGTCGTATTCGCCGTTGGCCCCGCTTGAGGTATCGCGCATGATTTGGCCTTTTGTCAAAAAGTAAATGGTAGGAAATCCGCTGACGTTATATTTCTCGATGAGTTCGGTCGCTTTGCCCTCGCCGCGCTTGACTAAAAGAATGTCGCCATTTTTAATCTCTTCTTTGAACTTGCTGAGAACGTTTAATTCTAAATCTTTGCAGTAGCCGCACCCTTCCATGAGAAACACGAGCATGCCAGTAAGGTTTTCGCTGCGAGAGAGGGCGTCGTCGGCCGTAAAGGCTTCTAGTGATTTCGCGCCCCAATGCGTGATAAATGCGCCAACGGCAATAATAAGAACAAGCGCAACCATTTTCCAACCTTCGGTGGTAGACTTCTTCATAAAACCAAGCCCCGAAAATAAAATCTTTACCCTACTTAAATGCTTCTGTTCATGATAGTGTTTACGGCAATTCTTTTCTTCGCCCTGTCGCCTGGAATCCTGCTGAAGATTCCTGCGGGAGGGTCGCCGCGCACAGTGGCCGCTGTTCATGGAGTCCTTTTTGCGCTAATATACGGGTTTACGCACAAAACAGTGTGGGCGTACTTTTACAATTAAAAAAAATCTTACATTTACTAGATGAAGACGCAGACCATCGCGGTGCTAGTCATCGCACTGGTCTCGACGCTTGTGTACCGCCGCTACAGGCGCGAAGAGGACATGCTGGATTCGCAAGAGCATCAGGATTTGGTGCGGGACTACTTGATTGGAGGTAGGCTGGACCGCGCAAAGCCTCTCATGTGGGTTCATACTCCCAGCGACGTGAATGCGCGCACGCTGGCGTCCAACAACACGACCGAGTTGAATCAGCCGTACTTATTCGTGACCATGAAGAGTATCGTGGACAAGTGCACCAGCTTCAACGTGTGCTTGATCAATGACGACAGCTTTCGGTTGCTGGTGCCCAAGTGGAAGCATGACATTTCAACGCTGGGCAGCCCCGAAAAGGACCGCGTGCGCGCGATCGGGCTAACGTCCCTCCTCTACCATTATGGGGGCATGGTGGTTCCCGCGTCCACACTGTGCTTCAAGGACTTGATTGGGATCTACAAATCAGGCAAAGAGTTTGCGGTGCAGCTGCCCAACCGCGGGGGGTTCAGAGCGGATCCGCGGTTTATGGGTGGACGAAAGAAATCGGAGGTGCTCCGACGGTTGCTAGAGCTGCAGGAGACGGCCAACAACGTGACCGACTTTACGGGCGCCATTAACTTGTGGCTCGAGGGCAACGTACACGTCGTGGACGGGTCGCGCGTCGGCGTGAAGACGTGCGAAGGAGGAAGGGTTGAGATTCAGGATTTGTTGGGGAAAACCCCCCTGAAGATCAACGCGGACGCGGTCTACATTCCCGCGGACGAAATATTGACGCGACCCGCGTACGGATGGTTTTTGAGGCTGTCGCCGCGCGAGTTTTTAAAGAGTGAAACGGCAATTGCAGAGTTGGCGATCAACGCGTTTTCTTAAATGTCATCGTCGTAGGGATCGGCAGTGGGTGGCGCGTAGGGAGTCACATCAATGTCTTGTTCTCGCGGAAGAACGTAGTTCGCGGCCCGTCTGGTGACAGAGCCGACGCGGCGACCGAATGCCTTTGCCGTTGATGCTACTCCAGGAATTCCTGCAACGGTATTGACGCCGAATTTAGCAGTATTGTAGCCGAATTTGGCAGTGTTGACCAATGCTCTCCCCGCGGCAGGCGCAGCCGTAGACTTCGTCCAATCATAGGCTCTCCCCGCGGCAGGCACAGCCGTAGACTTCGTCCAATCATAGGCTCTCCCCGCGGCAGGCACAGCCGTAGACTTCGTCCAATCAATCCCCCTGTCAATGGCGTCCGCAGCCATTTTTTGGTAAGGGACTGTTTTGTCCAACGCATCGTTGACGTACGGCATGAAATCGAGGTTAATCTTGTTTTCTACGCGCTTGTGCCACGGGAGCTGAGGGCCATAGTCTTGATCGATGTAGCCTTCGGGAGGCAACTGGGGCCCCATGTCAGCGTCGATGTAGCCCTCGGGCGGCAACTGAGGGCCCTGCACGGGGTGAGTATAATTCAAGTATTGTTCACGAACCCCAGTGTACTTGTCTTTGGCTTTTTGTGCGATTCCCGAGTAGACATCGTTGGCTTTCTGGGTGATCGCCTCCTTGTTCTTGTGAAGAAAGTAGGCGCCAGTGAGCGCGGCGGCAGTTCCGAGGCCGCGCTTGAGCCATTTCTTGCGACGACTGCGCCGCCTGCGAACGGACTCTTTGCTGTGTTTACGAACGCGGGTCCCAGACGCCCGAGTTTCGTATTCGCTTTCGGTGGGTCCCCAAAAGCCTCTCATAGTAGAGTCATCCTAAAATATAATGGTTAGGAGGAAGTTAAAAAGTCAATATTTATTTTGGACAAGCCACGAGCGGAGGAACGCGACGCAAACGTGGTTGGCACAAAAAGATTTTCTTAATTAGGGTTTTATTTCCAATGAGGTAGTTTCCACTGTTTCTTTTGAGGACCGTAATCGGGGTCAATCCATCCTGCGGGCGGCAATTCGGGGCCATGGGTAGCACGCCAAGGCGAGCCTTGCTTGTCGGGATACTCCATGCCTGGATGCCATGCCACTCCCTGGTCGGGCCGCAGCATGAGATTCGAGGGACCATTGCGGTCGAGAACGGCGTACTTGGCCCGCCGCATCGCGTTGGCGGCATCGTGAGCGCCTTGAGAAATCGCGTCCTTGTTCTTGTGAAGAAAGTAAGCGCCAGTAAGCGCGGCGGTAGCGCCGAGGCCGCGTTTCAGCCATTTGTTACGCCGACTTCGGCGAGCACGAACGGATTGGCGACTATGGAGTTTTACTTTTGTGCCTGAGGATCGTGTGTGGTATTCACTTTCTGTGGGGCGCCACCAGCCACCTCCCGTCTGATTTTCAGGTCCGAACTCGGGATGATTTTCGGGGCCGTACACAGGTCCACTGAGCTTTTTGCGCAGCGCACTTTTACCTCTGCTGTAGGCGTTCTTCGCGCGGTCATTCAACCCCGCGTAGGCGGTTGCGGCATCGTCTTTCAGCTGGCCCAAAGTAGTGTTTTTGTACGCATCCCAGGTGCCCTGGGCACGGGTTTTAATTGGATCACGGTAGGCATACGCAGCGCCTAATAAAGCCGCTGCACCTAAACCGCGAGTGAGTAATTTGTTTCGACGCCCCTTTTTGCGGTTGTGGACGGTACGTTTGCTGCGATGATACTTGGTTCCTTGTTCGGTGACCCCATCTTCACTTTCGGTCGTACTGAACCATCCCATAACATAGAAATAGAAAAAAAACTACCAATTTAGGTAGCTCCACACCTTATCCCGAACGGGTGCAAGGGTCGCATTCGCAATGTGCTTCACTTTATCAAAGGTGGTGGTGTCGGGAACAAATAAATCATACGACTGCATGTAGCTATTCAGCGTATCCAAATCAGATTGAGTTTCGCATACCATCGTCGAGCGAAAATCCCATGTCTTGGTCGGTAACGGAAATGTTTTGAAGGGGAGAATAAGTTCCACGAACGCCATTTCAAAGTTATAAGTCCCCAATTGCAGAACGCCATTGACCTTCATTGTATTGGTTTCTTGCGAACCCCAGGAGTTCTTGATAATAAAATGGTCATTTTCTGTCGCGACAATGGTGACGGCATGCCCCGCGTGCTGTTTTCCGACGCTAGCGGGACTGTACATGGCAATGACGATATAAAATCCAAGATCCGTGACACGTTTAATAAGGGCAAACATGGAGTCATCTGTCACTATGGCGGGAGCATTTTTCAAAACATCTCGATACTTGACCATGACAGTCGCAAAGGTGAGTCCCATACTCTTTCTGGCATCTTCTACGGAGTCGATGACCCGAAACACTTGCGGGTAGAGGTTGTCGCGCAACGTAGGGTCTGAATCATAAAAATAGCGGGGTTTGTATTTTTCTTGAATGAGTGTAAAAAATTTTTGACCAATGTCATACCCCCCATTAGTATTGTATCCCGTTGTGTTATGTGGATTTATAATGTCGAAAAACAAGTAGTAGAGATAGTGGAAGATTAAGAGCTTTAAATAGCCGCCCGACGAGCATTGCGCAATTGACGTATCGGATATCGGGCGGAGACGCGTGCTTACATGATAAGAGTATTGAGAACAATTGTTTTTTTTGAACAGAAGTTGATCGACATGAAAGTTATAAAGGAATTGAAACATATTTTGAATGAGAGTTTTGGATGCGGCGGTAAAGAGACACGCACCTTCGCTTGCTTGGTCATTGTACATTTCGGAAACCACAAAATTACCCGTATTTCGCAAATAGTCTTTATTTTGATGCGCGACGTATGCTGCGCCAACACCTAATCCAAGGGTTAAACCCACCAGCGCTCGCTTGCGCCATTTCCGCCTCCAATCTTTGTTTTTAGAGCTGCGTCGTTTGGAGCGGCTCTCGCGTCTCCTTCTGGAACTGCGTCGTTTGGAGCGGCTCTCGCGTCTCCTTCTGGAACTGCGTCGTTTGAAGCGGCTCTCGCGTGTCGTTGTGGATCGTTTGGAGTGGCGTGCATCAGGTCGCGAGCGGACGAGCTCATTGCCACCGTTCATGTAGGTTAGGCGATAAAAATTAAACACTAAAATAGTCTCTAAATTGTTTCAGTTTGGCCGCAGCAGGTTTTACAAAATCCCGTGCAAGGTGCCCTACTTTTACGGCAGCAGAGGTGGATGGAACGCCCATGGTATACGCATTCATAAACTCCAGCATTTGCAATACTGCGTTTGCAGAATTAGGGCTTAACGACCTTATCGAAGTTGATTCGTCATCCTTAACAAAGGACGGTTTTGTAGTCAACGGAAGAACAAACGTAACGGCATAGGTCTTAAAACGGTAACTTCCCACATCAACGATTCCATCTATGGGATATTTATAGACGGTGGATTCGCCCCACGAATTTTTGAAGACGAGTTCCCCGTTTTCAGTGTCTACAATGTGCACGGCGTGACGCCCATGCTGCCCCCCGCGCGCATCTACTAAATGGAGCATGAGGTAAAACCCCAAGCCAGTGACTCGTTCAATGAGGCGTATCAACGTGGCCGAGTAGGATGTACTGTATTCCACCCAGATAACGTAATAGGTTA